GGCATCGTGTCTGCCTCCTGGTGCGTTGCCCCGTCGGGGGCGGTCATCGGTGCGCCGAGATCCACGACCTCGACGGGGTTGCCGGAGAGGAGCTGCCCCTGCCCCATGCCCCAGATGGCGGGGCGGGCGGCGCCGAGCAGCGCGCAGCCGGTGTAGTACCAGCCGCCGGTGGCGGGGTGCTTGCGCACCAGCTCCGAGGAGCGGCGCGGCCACTGGCCGGAGCGGATCGCCTCGACGGCGTCGGCGGAGAGGCGGGTGAACCGCGCCCAGAGCTCCTCGCCCTTCACCCAGAGCTTCTCGGCGAAGCCGTGCGCGGGGCCCTCCCAGGCGTGGTCGAAGTTGAGGGTGGCCTCCTCGACCGCCGGGTCGTAGGCCGCGGCCATCTCTTCGAGGTGCTCGCGGCGGATCTCGATCCCGTGGCTCTCGGAGAGGTCCTGCGGCCGGAGCACCGGCGCCTCGAAGGCCGCCGGGGCGGCGCCCTCGACCAGCTCGCCGCCGAGCGAGACTTCCGGCCCGAGGAAGAGCTGCAGCCGCGGGCCGGTGGGCGGCTGGGCGGGTTCGGGGCGTGCGGTCCTGTGGCTCACGCCACCGAGTTTCGGTGGCGTGAGTGTAGGGATCTGTCGGGGTCGGCGGGGAACCTATACCGAATCGGGAACGGGCTCGGCGAATCGCCGGGCCACCTCGTCGCGCCAGGTCTCTTCCGGTGCATCCCGCAGCAGCGGCTCGCGCTCCTGAGCCGCGGCGATCCGCGCCTCGGCGATCTCGGCGTATTCCGGGTCCAGCTCGATCCCGAGGAAGCGGAAGCCCTCCAGAACGGCAGCCTTGCCGGTCGAGCCGGAGCCGCAGAACGGATCAAGGACGAGCCCGCCGGGCGGCGTGACGAGGCGGCAGAGGTAGCGCATGAGGGCGGTTGGCTTCACCGTGGGATGCCGATTGCCCTCTCCCCGATCCGCCCGGCTCGCCTTCGCGCAGTAGAAGAACCGGGCCGCGCTGCCGCTGTCGGCATCTCTTGCATACGGGTGCGGGCGGAACGCGCCGGTGGCGTTCACCTTTGGCGAGCCGTTAGGTCGGCGCTCTCCAGACCCGCTGAAGGAAGCCGGAAACAGCCCGACGACCTCCTCGCTACCGTCGTGGATCAGGTTCGCAGGCCAGCGGCCTTGTGCGTGTGGCCTCGAAACAATGCCGCCCAGCCCGTTGCCGTACTTCCTGCCCGGCTTGTTGTGGGCCTCATACCCTGCGCCTTGCCCTGCGCTTCGTGCGCTGCCGTGCGTGCCGCCGCTCTCCACCCGGCACCCGTCCACGTTCAGCCCGCCCGTGCCGTAGCGCAGGACGTTCTGGGCCACTGTCCCCTCCAGCGGCTTCCGCGCCACGATGATCGGCTCCCAGGCTGGCTTCAGCGCCGTCCCCCAGCCCTGCCAGCGGGCGGCCTCGGGCGTGGCGGGTGCGGCGGTCTCGTCGTGTTTCCCGCCTGGACGAATGAGGCATCCGGCCTGCTTGGCATTGCTGCCCTTGACGCCATTCCACCGGCTCGGCCCAACCACCGCCCGCTCCGCGCCCGCCCCCCGATCAATCGCCTTCGATACGTCCAGCGACTTCGGGAAGCCGCTCCCGTAGACCCACATCACCGTGTCGCGGATCTCCCAGCCCGCGTCCTCAATCGCCACCGCCAGCCGGTGGAAGGTCCGCGTGCCCCCGAAGGCGAGCAGGTGCGCCCCCGGCTTTGCGACCCGGAGCGCCTCCCCCCAGAAGTGGACGCCCGGTATCCCGTGGTCCCAATCCTTGCCCATGAAGCCCAGACCGTAGGGCGGATCGGTCACAACCGAATCGACCGAGCAGGGCTCCAGCTCGCGCATCGCCTCCAGGCAGTCGGCGCGGAGGATGCGGGGCTCGGTCATCTCCAGCTACCGCCCGAGCAGGCGGCGGATGCGGGCGAGGAGGGCGCCGATGCGGGGGAGGAGCTCGGCGAGGCCCAACGCGGAGAAGAGGGCGAGCAGGGCGTCGAGAAGGTCGCGCTGCTCGGGGCTGGCGCTCTCCCCGGCGGCTTCCACCGCCTCGGCCGCGGCCTCCGCGGCGGCGGCGGCGCGCTCGCCGAGCTCCTGCGAGATGCCGAAGAGCTCCGGCGCGCCGGCGAAGCCGGGATCCGGCCAGGCGGGGGTCGGCAGGCCCGTGGCCTCGTCCACCACCAGCGGCCAGGGGCCGGTCGGCTCGGCGCCGGTCAGGCCCATGCGCCGCGCCTTGGCGACGTTGATCCCCTCCACCACGCAGCGGCAGTTGTGCCCCGCCGGCGGCCACCAGGTCTTCCAGATCTCCGCCGTGGGTGGGGCGATGTAGCCGTGCATCGCCGCGTGAGCGGGGCGGACGCGGTCATCCTCCATGGTCACCCAGGTGAGGTACGGCATCAGCCGACGCGCCGCCGGATTGAGCACGAGCTGCTGGTAGCGCATCAGGTTCGCGGCGTTGCGGACGTTGTTGCTGTAGACCAACTCCAGGTGCCAGCGGGAGAGGGGCGTCAGCCCCCTCGCAGTGAAGATCTGCTCGGCCAGCGCCACGAACTCCTCGCGGGTGAGCCCCTCGGAGATCGCCCGGCCGACGAGCATCTGCAGGTCGGCGAGCACCGCCGCGTCCTCCACGCCGGCCACGGTGAAGGCCAGTCGGCGGGCGCCATCGGTCAGCGCCTCGAACTCCTCGCGCGGGATGCCGAGCACCCGGGCCCAGTAGTCGAGCGCGGAGCCCGGGGTAGTCGCGCCGCCAGGCGGCGGGGCGGCGAACCGGATCGTCCGCTCGCCGAGCTCCTCCTGGAGCTGGCGCAGCGCCAGGCCGCAGCCGTGGATGATCGAGGCCTCGATCGCCTCCGCGTGCGCCACGGCCGAGGTGCGGTCGACCACGGTCTGGAGCAGCAGCCCGGCCTCGTGCGCGCCGTCGCCATAGGCCTCACCGAGCGCGGCGAGCATGGCCTGGTAGTGGGCGACGGACGGCTCCACGAGCGAGGCGGCGAGCTCGGTGATCTCCCGGTCGCGCGCCGCGGCGGCCTCCTCGATCTCGGCGATCTCCTCCGGGTCGAAGGCGGGCGGGGCGGGCTCGGGCTCCGGTTCGGCGGCGAGCGCCACGTCGGGCGCGGCAGAGGCCGCGGCCTCCTCGGCTTCCGGCGCCTCTTCCGGCTCCTCGGCCGGCTCTTCGTCCGGGTCGTCCTCCGGCTCTTTGTCGGGCTCCGGGGCCTGCGGCGCGGGCAGCGGCTGCGTGGGGGGCGGCGGCGGCGCGGGCTTCTCCTTGCTCACCGTCTCCTCGCCCGGGCCGGGCTCGCTGACCTGGTGGACGAGGTAGAGCTCGCGCTTCGAGACCGGGAGCCCGAGCTCGAGCACCGAGGCCATGCCCTTCTGTCGGAGCTCGCGGTCGGTCCCGGCCATGGTGTCGATCAGCACCCGCGGCACCGGCGCCTCGGGGCCGAAGTTCACGGCCACGAGCGGGCGGAGCAGGTTGTCGCGCAGGTGGGCGGCGAGGTCGCGGGCGTCGAGCTCCACCTTCTCGAGCCGGACCTCGTTCGAGACCTGCGCCTTGGCGAAGCTCCCGGGCCCCTTGGCCGCGCCGCTCGTGTCCACCTCGCCGAGGAAGGCGAGCGCCTGGGAGCGGGTGAGTAGGCCGATGAACTGCTCGTAGCTGGCCGAGCCGGAGCGGGTCGCCTCAAGCAGCTCCACCGCCATGCCCTCGGGGATGACGATGCCGTACTCCGACTGCATCGCCTCGATCGCCCCGAGGAGCTGGTTCTGGTCGGCCGCGTTCATCTTCTCGGCTTCCTGCCCGCCGGTGCGGTGGCGGTACTTGCCGATGGCCGTCGGCTGCGCCCACTTGTCGAGGAAGACGGCGAAGAACTTCAGGCCGTTCTTCTTCAACCACCACGCCCAGTAGACCTCGTCGAGCAGGGCCGCGCCCCAGGCGTTGTCCTTCGTCCCGTGGCGCATGACGAGGAACTTCCCGGCCGGCGCGGCGACCGGCTCGGCGCTCTTCGGGCGGCGGACGTGGAGCACGCCATCGCGGAAGAGGAACCGCCACATCGGCCGGTCGATCAGGTTCACGGGCACCCAGGCGCCGGCGAGCGGGCCGCGGGAGAGGCGCTCCCAGAACATCTCCTCGAAGGCGATCCCCTTGGCGATCGCGTCGAGCTGGTGGCTGAGATTGACCGCGAAGGAGGGCACCAGGGTGAGCGCCTGGTGGCAGAAGTCGGCCGTGTCCTTGGCCTCCGGGCTGGCGTCTGTCGGGACGATCAACCTCGGGAGGGCGAGCACCGCGTCCTTTCGCTTCCGGTGGAAGCCGGCGAGGTCGAGGTCGGAGCCGAGCATCCGGTCGTAGATCTCGCCCAGACGGTCGGTCGCCTCGGACTTCTCGCGCACGATCTTCGACGGGTGCTCGTCCTCCCGGAGGTAGCTGTTCGACTTGTAGACGGTTTCGGCGAGCTCCTCGCTGGCGAGCTCGCGGGCGAAGCTCCGGTCGATGCGCGGCACGGGGAGGACGGTCAGGGGCGTCGGCGCGGGCATGGGCTACCTCCTCGACTGCATCAGGGCATCGGCGCGGTCGGCGCTGCGGCGCGCGCGGGCGGACGAAATCTCGGAGCGGACGGCCACGAACCGGTCCCGCACGTCCGGCCGGCGGTGGAGGGTCTCGTAGACGGTCGTCCGGTGGACCCCGGCGAGGTCGGCCGAGACGGAGATCCGCCGCGTGCGGCGGAACGCCTCCTCGAACGCGGGCCACCAGAGGTCGATCGCCATGGCTACTTCCGCCTCACCAACTCGCGCTCGATGCGGTCAAGCTGCCGCTGGATCGCGTTGAACTGCTCGACCCGCTCGGCCGTAGACACGGCGATGACTTCGCGCAAAGCCGCTGCTTCTGCCTTCGTTGCGAACCGCTCGAGAGCCTGCTTGTCGTGCTCGACCGCGTAGGACTTGATCCGCTGGTCGACCAGGGGCAGCACGACGATCTGGTCGCGCGTCGCCATGCTGAACCAGATCGCCCCGAAGATGGTGGTCAGCAGCGCGAGCACGGCCGAGAGCGCCTGCACGCGCGAGACGGTGGCCGAGTACCAGGGCTTGCCTTCGGGGTCCGCGAACCGCTGGAACGGTGCCCGCGGGATGTATCCATGCTGCCGGTCTTGCTCGCTCAGCACCTCGCGGATTACCGCGCGCAGATCGTCTCTGTCGGTCATTGGGTCACCATCTCCAGCGCAGCAAAAGCCCCGCGGCCTGCCCGTCACGGCCGTGGTCGAACCAGACCTGCTCGACACTCGCAGATAGGATCAGGCGCTCGATCTCGTACTCACCCACCACGCGAAGCGCCTGCGTGTCGTGGACCGAGTTGTCCGGGCCGTCGTAGAGGATGAAGTATCTGGCCGACTCCGCAGCCCGCCAGCTCATGCCGATAGTCGGGTTCCAGACCCTGACCGTGCCCGCGTCGCTGCGCTGTACTGCCCCGCGCAGCCCTGACCAGAGGCCCCATGCGCCCCACTCCCTGCCGCCGAGCACGCGGAGCTCGGCGCCACCCTGCTCGGCGCTGCCCTGCTTCCTGGCGCTCGACAGCGCCGCCTCCACCCGCAGACCGGGCCGCTCTGCCACCGCCTCGAGCCCGGCGGACACCCCGTCGTACCCCAGGCTCTCCGCGGAGCCGAACCGCGGCCCGGCCGAGATGGCCGAGCCGCAGCCGGTGAAGAGCAGCAGCAGGCCGAACATGCCGCCCAGGATCAGCACCAGCCCGAGCCAGAGCGGCCCGCGGGGCTCCTTGGTGCAGGGGTGGAGGTGGCGCATCACTCCGCCCAGCAGGTCCCAGCACCCGAGAACGACACCCAGGCCGAGCCGTTGTACCCGCAGAACAGGTTGTTCACAGAGTCGTACACGATGTCGCCGGCCGCCGGAGAGCCCGGCGCTGCGGCGATGCCGGTGAGGCTCAGGATGTTGGCGATGGTCGTCCGCTCCACACCTACGGTCACCCGCGTGGCGAGCGTTTGGAGCGTGGTGCCAGATGCTCCCGGATCGCTCGTCTGGATCACGACGCTGCCGCCCGCTGCATCGCCCGTGCCCTTGCCGCCTGCGAGGGTCAGACTCGCGCCAGCGATGTCCGTGCCCGAGCCGCCGGTGGCGTTGACAACCACGCTCGCGGGGGCCGCAGCAGTGGTCCCTCCAGCCCCAACGTAGAGCTGCCCAGTCCCGGCAGGCTTGATCGTTAGGTCGAGGTTGTCCGCTCCCGTGCCGTCCGTCTCGACCGCAATCGTCGCTCCCGTGCCCGCAGTCGTCGAGAGCGACAGGCGCTCGTAGTTGCTCGCGTCGGTGTAGGTGCCGTAGAGGCGGTAGGTCTGCGCGTTGGTTGAGTTGCGCTGGGCTAGGGTGTTGGCCGCATCCCTTGCAATAACAAGATCACGGGGATTATTGGCTGCACCACTTGACCACCCTATTGAACTAGAGGAACTGGTTGTTGCACCTAAGGAGTTCGTAAACCAGTTAAGTCCACTAAACACTCCATACCCGCCACCGAAACCCTCAAGATATAGATTGCAGTTTGAAGTTTTCCCACACTTGATGGTTGCCGACGAAATGACGACTCCCGTCCCGTGCGGATCAAGCGTGATGTCCCCGTTGCTCCCCGCCGTGCTGATCGTCAGCGCGCCGGGCGCGGTGATGTCGCCGGTCGTGTCGGCTACCGTGAGAGCAGAGCACTGCAACTGGGTATTACTCGCTCCGTCCCAGCGCGCGAGCTGGTTGTCCACGCAGACGCTGGCTGGGCCGAGGACGAGGACGAGGGCGTCCTGGAGGCTGGCGCGGACGTTGGCCCATGTGACCTTCTCGTCGCGCGTCTCGCCGTCCTGGCGAACGAGGAAGAGGTCGTCGTCGCCGAGCGGCGTGGTCGC